GATGTATATCCAGATCCAGCATTTGTAACAATAACTCCAGATACTGTTCCGCCTGTTACTGTTGCAATTGCGCTGGCAGTTGTTCCGTAAGCTAGGTCTGGTGCGCCAATTGTAACGGCAGCTGTTGATCCAGTATACCCCTTTCCCTGCGTTGATACAGTTATTGAAAGAATGCTTGTTCCCTGCCTATAGGAACTTGTTCCATTTGTAAACTGAAGATTGCTTGTTCCGTCTGCAAAAAACAATTTATTGTTCAACTGTGCAAATTCTATTTGAGCTGATGAATTTACTACTGTCCCACCAGTTGTGGAAAATGTGGTTGAACCAGTGTTGTACTTATAAAGAGTTCCATTTGTGGCTAAAATAATTGTTTCAATATCAGGTGTATCAAAATAAAACATGCCTTGAATTGTGTTTGCCGTAGAAAAGCTTGTCGAAACTGTCTCAATACCTTGGCGAGTCTGAAGATTGCCATTGGGCGAAATGGTCATGTTAAGCAGCTCGGAAGCTGCGTTATCAGCAATTAGGTTTGGAGTAATTCCTGATACCTGCCCACCATCAAAACTTGGAGTGACGGCTACTGACAAAACATCATCTGTTGCATCCGTGAAGTACGGCATGACTTTAGATGATCTCTTCTAAACCAAGTTCACCAAGTGGAGATGGAGTGATTTGCTTCATTCCACCAACCTGGCTCAATTCGTAATTCGCCATAGACGAAAGATCGGTATTCGCTGTTTGAACAACAAGCTGTGCCTTCCCATATTGACGTTCGCGTTCGAGTGCATCTGCATGTGTTAAGGCCAATACAACATGACTTACATGCGGAAGGCGAAGTTCGTCGCCAAGGGCATTTGTTGATGGAGGGAAGTCTACAACGTAGTTTGAGCGAGTTAGGCATTGGAGTTTTTCGATTACCTTAAGAGTGGTTGTACTTGCTGTATCTAGACCTGGGTAAACGTCAATTTCTGCAATTCCTGAAGAATTGCGACCCTTGAAATAATATGCCTGTGGCGTGCCTGTCCTACTTATGTCAAGAAGATCTGCATCCTGCGATATGATTGTTGCCAAATCCATTGGAGTAAGCTCGTCGTCCCCAAATGCTACGGAAAGAGGAGCTTCAACGTTTGTTCCTAAGGTAACAGTCCTGCTGAGGGTTACCGCTGAATTGGGTGGAGGAAAGTTTCCATCTTGTTGATACCATGTGTCAAAACTTGTTGATGTGCTTAAACTATTTCTATATGTATCCAAATCTTGACTTGCATCATAAAGAAACCATGTGCCAGCATAATAATTTATATAGTTTCCATTTCCGCTTGTTGAGTTAAATGTATTTGTTCCAAAAGATGTTCTTGAATAAGTTCCATTTGAAGTTGGAGTTCCTGCTCCAGAAATAACAATTTGTGCGACATCCGTAATCCCATACGTCGAATTTGTAATCGTCTCTCGCCATGGGGCAAAGTTCCAAACACGCCGATAGTTTAGGGCTGCTGATTTTTGTAGAAACGTAAGCGTATCAGCATCGGTCTTGCCAATCTTCTCGCCTGCAAATTGAGCTATTTCTGTGAGCGTCATTTATTTTTATACATTATAATATGGAATTTGATATGCAGTAGATCCAATCCTAATTCTAATATATCCTACTGGAAGTGCTGTAAGCGCAGTTGCTGCACCATTTGCTCCAATATTTGTTTTTGTTGAAAGACTTGATGTAAAGGCAATTTCTCCACTTAATTGAGAAGTTGCTCCATATCCAATTGAAATTGAGTTTGATATTGTTCCAGCACTAACACCTGATGTTGCTCCAATGCAAACATTTGCTGTTCCAGTTGTAATTGCACCTCCAGCAGAAAATCCAATTGCTGTATTTCTTGCTCCAGTTGTATTATCTGCCAATGCGTTATATCCCAATGCGCTATTGTAATCTCCAGAAGTATTTGAATCGATTGATCCAACTCCAAATCCAGAATTAAATGATCCACCAGCATTTACTGTAAGAGATAAGGTTCCAAATGCGCTATTAAAACTTCCGCTTGTATTTGATTGCAATGAATAATTTCCAACACCAGTGTTTAATGTTCCAGTATTATTGCTCCCAAGAGTAGTATCTCCAATTGCAACATTCGCCTGTCCTGCTCCAGATCCAACTGTAATCCCAGCTATTCTTGCATTGCTTGAAGATGTAAAATTATTAATAGTTCCAGCTGTAAAATTGCACGATGTTCCAAGTGAAAATGATCCAGTATATGTTCCTCCTGTTAAAACGCCTGTCAACGTGCTGGCAGTAAGAGTCTGAATTGTTCCAGCAGTTAGGCTTCTGGCTGTTCCGATTGATCCAGAATATGTTCCAGTGCTTGAGTTAATTAGGCCAGAATATGTTCCAGTACTTGAGTTAATTAGACCAGAATAAGTGCCACCAGTTAGGTTGGTTGCCAATGTTCCAGCACTTAATGTTTGGACAGATCCAGTAGTGGTATTGAGCGTAGCAACAGTTCCAGTAGTGCTATTGAATGTAGCAATTGTCCCCTTGGTAGAAGAAAGCGTTCCAACTGTTCCAGTATTTATGCTTAATGCATACTCTGGATTTATAGTGGCATCCGCAATCAAAGCGTTAAGCTTTGTATTGGTTACTGTGTCGTTTACACCAAAACTTGTTCCTGCTGTAAAATTCGGCATATTTTCTCCTAGTTATTCCTATTTTTTATTACGTCCCAAGCCATTGAGCATATAAGTCCAATAACGCCAGATAGGGCTAGTATCTTAGTCCTTAGATGCTCCAGCGCATTAACCTTATTAGCAATGTCTGCGTAGTTTGCAAGTGACCTTTCTACCATTGCGTAAAGCTGAAGCTGACGCTCTTCCATTCTCGCCAGCCTAACTTCCATGTTCCAAACCTGTTCTTCGCTCATGGCCTGGTGGCTCCAAGGTCGGATGCTGCACCCATGTCTGAATATACAGGAAGTGGATTGTTGTCAACATTGCGTGGCGAGCAGGAAGATAAAGCTATGCAGGCTAAGGCTAGGTTAATAAATCGCATATTTAGTGTTTAGATACGTCTCGACTTGTTGGCGTTGTGGATTTGTAAGGACTCTGTTGTACATAACAATTTCGGCTACCTTGCCCTTAAATGTGTAAGGCCCACCAGGACTTGCAATACCAATACGGAAAGTATCATCATCATATGGAAAATTGCTGTATACATTTGTATTGTTGGAATGCATTAAATCTCCATTAATGTAGTTTCTCCAATCATTATCAGCACTTACCACGGAATAAACAGTCCAGAAATTAACAATATCATTTGGAGCCGTAAGAGGACCTTTTCTGTTTGCTGAACAAAAACCATCATAAACAGAGCAATTTGGTCCATACGGCATATGAGTTGATTCACCAGCACCTCCAAAATCACCAAAAATAGGTCCGTTACCATTTCCTTCATTACAAACATCATCAACGTACATAACAGCAAATGCAGTTGTTCCTGTTTCACCAACAATAGAACCAGAATTTAGAATGTTAAATGCTCTTGTTGAGCTTTCGTCTAATGGCGAAAGGTTTATTACTGGATATCCATTCAAACTATTCGATATAAAAATTGGTGCTGAATCATATGGTGAGCAATATGCTGAACTTCCGCTCTGATCTGCCCAAGCTGTTACGTTTGACCCAGAAAGAGTAACGCCTGCATTAGATTTTAGCCATAAGGATAGGCCAGATAAGCTGGATGGCGAGAATGGTGCAGCTGTTCCACCAACCTTGCGAGTGGTCTGCACGCCTAGTCCTAGTGATAATCTTGACATATTATTACGCAGCAGTGATGGTTATGGATTGTCCTGCCCATCCGCTTGTAGGTATGTAATTTCCATTTGTTGATACATTTGCTGATATGGTGTTATATCCACCATCTCCATCTGGTTGTAGAAATTCCCAGTATCCTGGAGATCCTGTGGATGGATTATCAAATACAAGAAAAGTATCGGTATAATATGGCATTGATGGCACATAATACGGAGTTTGAAATGCAAATTTTGTGAATGGAAAACTAACCAGTCCTTGAGATGGGCAGGTAATTAATATATTGGTTGTACTCGCCACAGGAATCCCACTAGGTATAGTTCCGTTACCACCAACCTTGCGGATGTTTTGCGCGCCCAAGCCTAAAGACAATCTTGGCATAAAATCACAATGCAATCACCCGCCAAGGGATAGAACCTTTGGCGGTGTGGTCGCTTGAATCATTAACCAGCTATGTAGCCGATCACCTTGCCAGTTCCAGCCGTGTAGCTGTCGAACTCGCCATAGATGATATTTCCTGAGCCAATCGTAACTCCAGTCAGAGTTCCATCATATCTACCGCTAATCGCGCTAAATGTGGTATCTGAAAGCATCTGGATTGCCCAGTAGCCAGCAGCAGCTGTTCCTTGCGTCCCTACGGAAAATCCGTATTGAGCTTGGAATTTATCTAATGCGCGTGACATTAGCTGTGTAGGGCAATCCGATAGGAAGTGCCGTTAAGAGTCACGTTCAAGGACGCAGGCGATGTAGCATTGGTATTAACAGTGCCACCGCTGGAGCTTGCTGTGATTTCAAATACGTTCGTGAAGCCTTGAGTGTCAAAGCGCAAAGCTTTGTTCTTGGCCTTTCTTGTGCTGCGTACAAATTCATTAGCCATATTTTTAATCTCCTTTTCGACTCCAGGCACGTTTCACCTGATCCGCGCTGAACTCGCTTTTAAATCTACTCCCAAGCTTTTGTTCTTGTTTGTAGTACCCCTTCATAATATTTGTTTTATTTGTCCCAAGTGGGTTGTCGAGGGGTTCGCCAACACCAACAAGAGCCAAACGCTGTGGTACGGTAAACCGCTTGAGATACTTAGGGACTGAGTCCCTTTCAGCTACTGACTTTTCCAGTTCAACGACTGAACCATTTCTGGTATCGGTGTACTGGTAAATCGGCATTAGCTGTAGTTCTCCTCGTCGGCCTTCTGAGCCAAAGCGCGCATTTTATCCTCCTCAGACATGTTGTCTTGCTGATTATTGTCGGATTCGCCTTCCATCATAGCGTCATTAACTTTGATGTGAGCGACTCCACCTTTAACCATATGAACAACACCACTGAGTTCAACGTGATCACCTTCAGAAGGAGGAACAGCATCTCCGCCATCATTAACTTCAAGCATCGATACAGGCAACATGACCATGCCTTTTGGCATCTTCATCTCACCACCATTATCCATTCCTTCGTGCATTTGACCTCCGTTGGAAGAGGCTGGGGAGGTTTTATCCTCCCCAGCTTTCCGAGGACCCATAGCGATTACTAGGGTTCCCATTTAATTGTTTAGCTGTAGTTCGACTTCGCGAAGATCGCGCGGAAGAACGTAGTATCCAATTGTTTGGCAGCGTAGAACGTCTTGAAGGACGCAACAACGCGCTGTCCATACGGATCGGATTTATCGGCAGCATCAAGGATCGTGACCTTCGGCGAAAAGGGCGATCCATTTGCAACGATTGAGCTGAGGCTAGGAACGCCGAAAGCGTTTCCACCCAAGAGCAAGTTTCCGTATACAGCCTGACCAGCAGTCGAAGCAGAGGCCACACCCGCAGTAGCGGTTGCAAACGTCTGGACGTTGGTGCTGGAAACGACTTTACAGCCGAACAGCGAACCAATTTCACCTTTGAAGATGGCATCAGGATTCGAGTAGCTCGAAACCTTCAACCAATCGTCATCCTGCTGGAGGTCACGAATGACCGCAGGGTGAGCGACAAGGACGTAAGAATCCTTGATCTTAGGCGCACGGCTGATGAACAATGCAGTCACGCCATCGAGCAAGTCGGTGGAAGTGATTGCGCTGTTAGCTGCTCCAGTTGCTGCAGCAAAGGTAGTTCCGTTCGTTCCGTTTTGGGCGTAACGAGCATAGCTCTTCGTGGCTACGTTGGTTCCAGTCGATGTGGAAGAGTCTTGGATCAGCGCGCGGTGACACAGAGTGTCGGCGTGCAGAGCAGCATCTTCACCCAACTGCTTGGTGGCCTGGGCGAGGTGGTTGAACAATTCGGTGGCCAAGAGAACGTCCGTGAGAACGATCTGACTGCCGTACTGCTGGAGGGTCGCACCAACAGTGGACAGAGTCAGCTGACGCTGATCAGATCCGTCACTAATCGTGGTTCCCTCAGACAAAGAAACAATCTTGTCAATAGCGGGATTATCAAATTTGAAGAATTTGATAGTTTTATCTCCGCCAGTTTTCGAAGGATACGCCACCTTCATTGCAAACTGCTCCATCTGGAGCAGGGGGAGCGCACGTTCCAAGAGCATCTTGGAGAAGTACGTCTGGAACTGTGAGGACACAGATCCGCCAGTAGTTACATAAGCCATTGTTTTATTTTCCTTTTAAACAACTAGTCTGTTACGATCTATCGGCTTCTGCTGCCATTCGAAGCAGTTCACGTCCTTGCTCCTCCGAGGAGAGTTCGTGAAAAGCTTTGACGCGAGCAGGGCCAGAAGGTTGACCGCTTGCAGGTGTCGTTGCCTTTCTAAGTTGAGTCACTTCGGACTCATACTTTGCAATCTTCTTTTCCAAGTCAGAGGCAGCGTCCGCTTTGAGTTTAAGCTTTGCCAAACCTACCGCATCATTGATTCCGTTAGGATAGTTCCTAAGAATCGCGTGTTGCTGTAGTAAGGTTGAGACAGCTTTATAGAGATTTGTCGAAGAATCCTTTAATTCTGGATTCGCCTCGACTTCTCGCAAAAGGTTTTGATCCCAGGCATTCTTCCATTCTGCCTGCGCCTTATGCTCGTTCTCTTTCCTGCCAGCAGTCTCAATCTCTTCGGCTTTGCTTTCAGCGAGTTTTGCAAGATCATCACGGCCTTCGTCACGATAGCTTTTTGCGGCTTCGCGATAGTCATCCGCGCTAAACTTGCTAGAACTTGCCTTTGCTTCTGTTGGAGCAGCTTCTTGACTAGACCTTGCAGTCTTGGCTGCTTCAATAGATTCCCTTTCAGCTTGGAGTCTTGCACGTTCCGCTTTGACATCTTCCCACTCTTTTGCGAGTCGAGATTGTGCCTTTTGGTACTTGCTTTGCTTCTTTTCGGAAGCTGACTCTGACTTGGGTTCATCAGATTGCGTTGTTAAAGAGCTTGTTGATGTAGTTTCAGTCTTAGGGACTTCATCTACAACCTCATCGTTCGATGAGGATTTAGTTTCGGCATCTTCTGGAGTCGCAGGTGTCTCCGAGTTATCACTGCTTTCAACCTCCTGCTCAACCGCCTCAGTAGTTTCAGCATTATCTTCTGGTACTTCAGTTAACCCAGCGTCAAATGCTGCAGCCATCTTCAGCATATCAAGTTCAGTCGGTTCTTTGGAATCAGCCATGTTGACCCTTTCCTACACCGCGCCACAGGGAGTCATTCTATGGCGCAGGTTAATTGACAGCAGATTCATCGACCCCATCCCTGCTGTCGAGGATGGGCGAGTTTTGTTTGGGGCTGCATAACGACTCAATCGTCGCAACACAACCACGGAAACCTTTAGCATATCCACAAGCCTCTGCAAGTGAGTTCGTGTCTTTCTCTACAGCGGAGGCATTTTGGCGTAAAGTAAGGTTAAGGAGGATAAGGCTAAGTTTCTTTCCTGCAAGCGTGCTAAGGAATCCTGTTAATGCTCGCTCGTCCTCCGCTTCCCACTTAGGCTCGTCAATCCACTCCTGGTGGCGGATAAAAGCAAGGATTGCGCGTAGTTTTCTCATTTTATATCTTCAATAGAAAACGCAATATTGTAAATATAGTCGCTTTCAACTTTTTCATCATCTTTGAGTTCAATTGGTTTTTGAAGATCAAGTTTCCAGCATCTGTACCCAATATCAGACATAATTTTACGTAAATCACTATAGCTAAATCCCATCTGTTTTAATCCAAATTCATTTACTTCTGCTACTACAATTGGATGATCTCTTTTAAGTAAATTCTGCATTCCTTTCAAAACAAGTACTTCTGCACCTTCTGTGTCAATTTTCATTAAATTTACCTTGCGATTGCTGTCAAAATAATCATCAATTGCAATTGAATAAGAAATTATGCTTTTAGGATTTTCCTTGCTTTTAATATTGAATTCATGCTTACCGCAATCCCACAATGAATGTCCTCCGTCATTGTCTATATTATTAAAAAATTCAATAACACCAGATTTATCCGATACAGTCCAATTGTGTGGAACAATATTCTTTGATTCATTTATTCTTATGTGGGCAAGCAAGTGAGAGTAATTAAAATTATTCATTTCAAATGAATAAACTTTACCAAAATCTCCAACTATTTTTGAGGATACAATGCTGAAAAATCCTATGTGCGCCCCAATATCAAGAAAGGTGTCTCCATTTCTTAGATTTTTTGATATAAAATCAAATGTTTCTCCCTCATACATTTGCCCATGCTCAAAATGCACGCCTATGTGCTTTTGGCTGAATTGAGAATAATCCAATACAAATTTTACGGATTTCTCATTATTGCAAGACGGAAGCTTAAATTCAAATTGCTTCATTTCCATGAAGCAATACAAGCGACTATACCGACAAAGTCAAAGCTTAAATTAACTTCTGATTGCTGGGAGCAATTGAATTCGGACGAGGCTGCTTAGGCATGCGGTTTAGCTTGCCAATTCCGCCTGCGACCTGAGAGAAGCTTTTCTGTGGTCCGCCCATGCCTGCAAAGTTTTGAGCTGCTTGGTTCATGTCTTGATTCCGTTGCATGCCATGTTGAAGGAGGTTATTAAAATCTGCCATTTTGTTTTGTGGCATATTTGGAGTTGGAATTTGTCCGCCCATTCCGCTACCTGATGGTATCCCTGGATTCAATGCCATCCTTCTTTGTTCTTCTGAGCCTTGTTGGATACCAAGTCCGCCAATTGGCATTAAGTTTGGAACATTTGGATTGGGTGCGAATTCTGCAGTTCCTCCAGTCGGATATGTCTGTGCCTGATAATTTGCGAGCGATTGAGCAAGGTTATTTAAATAATCCTGCTGTGCCAATGCTGTTGGAAAATTAGGATTCCGCACTGCATCAATCGGAGCCATATCAGGCTGTTTCAATTGTGGTTTGCTTAATTTAAGATTTTTCTTGGTTGCCATATTACATTACCTGTGGTTGGAGTTGTTGTTCTTGTGCTGCCTGTTGCTGTTGTTGTTTGACCTGTCCAGCAGCTGCATCGCGAAGTTGTTTCTGAATAGCCCTAGAGGTATTCGGATCAGTTTGTTCTAGCGCAGCTAAATGCTGTTGCAAGTGGTCCATGAGAACCTGCACTGCGCTCTGGTCTACTGGCTGCTGTCTAACTTGTGCAGCCTGATTAAACGCAAACAGAACTGATATGTGCGCCTTGTGATCATCGCTAGGCTTAATCGCGACAGGGAATCCTGTGGCCAGCATGGTCGCAATTTCTGTCGCCTGATCTTCAGCCTGATCGCCTGATCCAGCTTGCGGGTCTGTAAATAGCTTTCTGACGAGACTCGGATCGTCCTGTTCAAGCACCGACTTTACCAGTTCGCCTTGGTTTATGTAAGGATTATTTTGGAACATCTGCATCCGCGCCACAGATTTCTGCAATGCGAACTGGCGATTTACAAAGTCCAATCCACCCTTTGGCTCAATCGAGTACTGCTCATGAATTCCCTCAGGAACCATCTGGCCAGTATCGTCAGCATAGCGGAACATCAAATCTTCCTTCGCGTACTGGACGTAAAGCGACCAGCACTGGCGGAACAGATGAGCCAAGCTCATGCGGAATATGCGATTCCTCAAATCACCAGAAGCAGCAGCCTGACCCTGCATCGCCTGAATCTCGGCAGCTGTCTTCCTGTCTTGAGAATTAAACTGCGAACCAGAACCGAAATCATTGCTTCCCATCCGATTGTCTGCCAGCTGACGCTCTTCGAGCATCAATCGCTGGAAGTCAAATGGAGGTTGGCTGAACTGGACAGGTTTCAATCCTTGCGGAAGGATCTGGCCAGGTTGCATCTTCAGATTCGCTGTGTTGAGCGAGATCGGATTCTGCGCTTCGAAAACAGGGCGGTTGGCAAGCTCCACGTAGTCGCTTAGGGAATTTTTGAGCTTATTACAGAGGTTCTCGCTGGGGAGCAGGATCTCGGCCACGCCTCTTGGACTATACCAACCGCCACCTGTGATTTCATATGGGAAGTCAACAAACGGAGGTTCTCCGTGTTCGTATGGGAGAGTGAATGGTTTCCTTACGTTCTCGTCAACCGCGAGAGGTGAGAACGTCTCAACCAACCATCCGTCCTTCGACGGAGTGTACATTTCCCACAGGATGATCCGATCATTCTCGGCTTCTTGCGTGATTCCCTCGCGACGATAGATCTCATCTTGAATCTCGCTGCGTAGTCCAACCGAGTTGTTGGGCTTGCCAGCGATACGCTTGATGAAGTTCTCGTCCTGCTTGTAGAGAGGATTGGTCTTATAGGTGTCGACGGATGTCGAGATGATGTGGACAATGAAGTCAGCATCTTTTAATTCCTTGGTGTACTGGGGAACGATCAAATGAAAAGGATCAATTGCTTCGAAGCTGATCCGCTTGGTTTGATCGTCCCAAATTACTTTTGCAACACCGCGACCATAGAGCAGTAGGTTGTCGATGACTGAAACAATCTCTTTCTGGAAATTTGTCTGTTCGCGCATCTTGTAATCAAACCAACGCTCGGCAGTGACAGTAATCGGAGTCAGCTGTGCGCGCATTGGAACGAAGCTGGAAAGAATGTCGTTGCCAATCGCGCTGTTTACGAAAGATGGCTTGAGACGCTCGATAGCTGTGTCGATCAACTGAACGTGCAGGTCGGCAGCTGTAGGCCATGGCTTGGTCTTGCGACGAACACCAAAGTAGCGAGCTTGGTAGAACAACCGCTGACGGTTCTCCCAAGTCTCGCGCTGGTTCAAGCAGTCAATGATCCGCTTGTGGTAATCCGCGCGACGATTGTATTTGTCTTCAGTGATCGGCATCTTATTTGTTCCTCTCGGTCTTCAGTTCGTATGAAAGATCATTCACAGCATTCAAGGCTTTCCTCGCCCATTCGCGAGTACCAGGAGTACCGCGACGAATTTCAGTATAGGTAGGATCTTTCATCAATTCCTCAACTATCCCTGTCGTGTGGGTTACTGGTGTCGTTGTTGCGCAACCACCAAGATTCACCGCGAAGATCACGCTCAATAGCATCGCGGTTATGCTTCCATTCACCCTCGATGTTTTGAACTCGCTTTTCTTTCCAACTTGGAATGAGGCGAAACACAGCTGCGATGATCTCAAGGAGCGCACGCAGCACAAATAATTAGTCGATTTTTAAACCGACAGACTTTAAGAAGTTTACAATCTTTTCGAGAATCGAATCATCAGCTGGGGTTGGTGTCAGCTTAACAATAATACGAGCGGACAAAACGATGCCACCAATAGCAGCAACGATGCTAGTCCAGTTTGCGGTAATCCAGTTCCAAATATTCATAGTTTATCCTCCTGCGTCAAAACCTGCCATGACAGGGTCGTGTGACTCCATCATTTGGTTTAACGTCCTCCAAGTTGGACGTTCTGTAGGGAAAGTCAAGTCCCAGCGGATATTACCACCATCTAGGCACAATGCCAATGCATCCGCTCGGTCAGGGCTGGCAATACCCCTGCTTCGCAGAGAATCCTTAGATTCCACCCCAAGCTTACCCCTGCTGTTGGTCACAGTCCTGCGACAGGTCAATTGAGCCATAAGTTCGTCGTCGTCCTCTGGAAGGATGATCTCGCGATCACCAATCTTCTTGGCCATGTTGAACCACATCTCAGCCGACTTGTTTGTATAGGCATCCGCATCGTTCGGCGTTCCACCAAAGTTTACTCTGTTCACTCTCCACCCAGCCTCGGCTAAAGCATCGCACATAGGCATGCCTAAACCACTCGCGTCCGCATAGATGTCTTCTGCCTTTAATCCAGCCTTCTTGAACTCCACAATGAACTTGCCAACCGCTGCCATCGTGTCCTTATCGCGCCATGCGATGATCGGCAGGATCTTGTTTCCATCTCGAATGCACAAGACGTTGCAATCGCCACCTGCTGCAAAGTCTACACCAGCGGTCCTGCTACCAGGCTTAAAGTCAGGTGGGCTGTTCTGGCAGCCTTGGAGTGAGTTATAATTAATGACCAAGCTTTCCGATCCGATATCCACGAACTCGCCGTATACCATAGAACGAGTGAGTGGATGCTTCTCGCCATATCGCTGTAGCACCTCGTCGATCTGTTGCCTAGTGATGTGAGGGCAGTCGAATGCTGTCACTGTGTGCTTCTTCCACATCGCAGATTCCTTGGTGAATGCGCGATAGAATGCGCCTGTGCTTGCACCAGGGCTGGAGGCGAGCAATACGCGAGTCGGTTGGCAACGCCACAAAGCTTCGAAGAGCGGATCAGGAATTGACTTGGCTTCGTCCACCACAATTAGCAATGGCATGGTGTCATGGTCGTCGGCATGGAATCCTTCCGCTCGACCTGGGTCTGTCGCACTATACCCAACGATCCTGCTCATCGTTCCATCTGGAAATATGTAGCGGATTTCTCCTGATGTGACTTCCCAATTTCCGCCCACTCGCGCAATGTGTTTGCGCAGGCTAGGCCACAATTGTTTCTCGACCTGCCTCCAAACGCCAGCGGTTGTCGTAGCTATGCTTCCCTTAAAACAGAACGCATGCCAAATTAAAATGGAAGCAATGACTGTGCTGGTCTTGCCTGATCCGTTCGCTGCTTTGAGTGCAACTCGGCAATCTTTGTCTTGCAAGTCGCGTAAAACCTTTCGCTGCCAATCATATAGCTCAAGTCCAAGTACATGTTTTGCGAATCCAGCTGGTGATTGTACTTCTGCTAAAATCTCTTCTGGCGTGCGTTTTGGAGGTTTTGTTGTTTTGCCCACTATAGACCTCTTTTTATTTTGTGTCGCAAATACTTGGGGGGGTATAGAGATTTTTTTATGGGGATGGGGGTGTGGGTAGGGGCGTGGTCGTATCCACTCCCCCAGGCTTGCGCGCAGGCCGTCTTCTCATCGGAACATGTCGCCTGCGCTTTGGCGCGGAAGGTAGGGCGGACTCCTCAGGCTTGGCAGCTTCAACCTTTGGCTCATCTTTATTTGTCGCACAATAAACAATGTATTTACTATGAGGAGAACTAATGTCTTTCTTAACTTCTTTCGTTTCAATTACTTGTGCAGGCTTTTCTTTTTTTGAGAGAGAGCCTGCTAATATTTGCGCCAAGCCTGCGCCTAAACCATGCTCGACGCTGCCCTGGACATGCAGACGCGCGCTAGGCTGCGCGTATTGATAGATCCTTTCCGCCATCCAGGCTTTGGCCTGCCAGCTCTTTTGACCTGCCAGCTCTATGTCTCGCAAGAGTGATAGTTCGTGCTTTTTTCTAGCAGTCTCCACTCTGCGCGCAAAGTCAGGCTTGCGAGTACACCAAGATTTGATCGTGCTAGGCGATAGGCCTACCAGTGCGCCAGCCTTTTCTATCGTAAACCCACTACGGCACGCATCGATCACCTCCTGCGCAATCTGATCGTTATATAGGGAAGATTTGCCATTCTTCCCCTTATCCTGCGCGAGTGGCGCATCGCTTGGCATTGCTTCCATCCTCATATTTTAGCATGAAAATATTTTAAAAAAACCCCTTGACATCACAAGCCGTTAGCGTATGTTGAACGTATGAACAACACAACACAAACCGAAGCGAGCGCGGTACAAGACGTTCAAACATATGCGAAAACAAAAGAGCTGATTCTTTCCTATTCGCATTTTTCTCCAAACTATAAAAAGATCATAGACATTTTAGACGATGTCGATGTAGTGCGCGCGTTGGGAATATTGAAGGCTGCCACTCATCTTTTTACAAAAAAATTTGAAGAAATTAAAAAGGAGAATGCCTAAATGAACAACCTACCCCAAACCATCGGCATTATCTTTTTCGCAGGAATCTGCTTTGGATTCCTTATGGGGAAGATCAAATAAAGAAAGGAGATATATATACCATGAAAAAAACATTTAAACTTGGCGAGTATTGCATAGGAGGAATTATTCAAGTTGGGATTAGTCGAGATAAAACTATGATTGGAATTAGGAACTCAACGTGGGAAAAAAATCAAACTTTGGCGATGCGTTCTTATAGATTGGGTAGATGCGGTTTAAATGTTGAATTATATTTGAACGAACTCACCACTCCTTACTATGCGTCAAAAATTATTGATTGGATTAAGGAGAATGTGAAATGAACTTACCCCCCTTAGTTCACCTCACCCTATCTTCCTCAAATATTAAGACTGGCCATATACCAGTCTCGACAAGCGGAAGCAGTACTTGTCCTGATGCATGCCCTTTAAAGGATAAGGGCTGCTATGGATTAGGCGGAAACCTGCGCTTCCATTGGAACGCAGTTAACCGCGCGGATCGTGGTATCACGTTTGACGGATTGTGTGAATCAATAGCAAGGCTGCCAAGCGGTCAACTTTGGAGACATAACCAGGTTGGAGATCTGCCTGGAGATAATAATTACGTTGACAGCGATCTATTGGCCAAGCTTGCGAAAGCCAATCGTGGAAGACGTGGGTTCACTTATACGCATAAACCAGTATTGGAAGAGCAGGATAAGAACGCAAAAAAGAATCGCGACGCGATAGGCGCAGCGAATAGGGAAGGGTTTGTGATTAATCTTTCCGCTAATGGCTTGGCGCATGCCGACAAGCTCGCAGCCTTAAATGTGGCTCCAGTCGTCACGATCCTACCAGCGGGAGTCGAAGACAATACGCAAACCCCGCAAGGTAGGCGCGTTGTAGTTTGTCCTGCGCAGAAGCGTGAAGGGGTGACATGCGCTACATGTCGCCTTTGCTCGCGTGGAGATCGTTCAGTGATCGTGGGGTTCATTCCTCACGGCATGTCGAAAAAGCGCGTTGCGCAGATTGCGAGCGCGTCATGACATATTATGCGGTTTACAATTCGTTAGGGCAATTTTTCGCACGTTTCACTACGTTCCGTCGAGCGTCTTTGTGGACGATTCGCAATGGGATGGAGTGGACCGCGATTATTAAGAAGGAAAGGGATATTCGGAAATGAGTGAACTTTATACATTCTGCTGCGGGATAGTACTAGGCTCAATCCTGAGCCTGGTCATGGTAGCCATCTTGGGAAAAGATTAGTTTCCCCTTGCCTTTCCCTTTAACCAGGGGAAGGGAGAGGTGAAGCGATAGCGGAACCTAAACAACGGCAGCGCAGTCCTAGTGATTGCGCGAATGAAAGGGAAAGAAAGAGGAGTTGAAAATGAGTAAAGAGCAGGAATTGCAATGGAAGGTGGACTATTTGAAAGAAAGCCTTAAACAAATTAAGGCTACAATTGTAGGGGTAAAAATGGGATACGTGCAAAAGGATTGGGCAGACAATAAGATGATGGATTCTTTTTGTGATTTGATAGATAATAGCCTATTCAATTCTAAATAATCCCGCCAAGGGGTCAAGCCCCTATGGCTTTTCGCGCTTGCTAATAATCTATACAATCCTTAATATATTCGTATGAGTGAACTTACCGAACAAGTGCGCGCCTACTTCTCAGCAATGGGAAAGAAGGGTGGAAGCGTAAAGGGAGTTAGCAAGGCTCGAACTAGTGAACAAGCGCAGCGCGCGGTGAATGCGCGGTGGGAAAAATACCGACTCGCCAAGAAAGAGTCTGCTGAATCCGAGAAAGCCCCCATAAGGATGGAAAATCCAGAATTTGGTCCATAAGGATGAAAAATTCCAAATTCAAAATCTAGGATTTACAAATTTTGAATTATGTCCCATAAGGGATAGAAATTCAAATTACTTGCCAATAAAACAGCAACAAGCCCTGTTCCCAAGCGGACGATCAATAATAGTCTTTTTCTTAACTATCCAGCTATCCTCTACTTGGTTGTCGGCATCGACTAGTTTTAGAGGCATCCTCGCTCGATTGCGTGGCCTTTTAAAGCCTTTTTTCATATACTTACCAATTCTTGCATGACCAGTACCTAGCAGTCATCTTGCTAGGCTTCTCTGAGTCACACTTGTGCCTAGTCCTGAAACTGCGCCTGCGGTCTGGGTTACCCTTCTTAATGGTCATCTTTGGGTCACCATACCTAATTGTCTTGGACTGCCCATTCTGGCAGGCTCTCACCACAAACTTCTTGTTCGCACCTGGAGTACGCCTCGGACTATTGCAAGGCAAGTCTTGTGTACTCATGTCTCGTCGATCTCTCCTTCGAATATATTGGAATCCTTTAGGGCAGCAAGGTCTTCTTGATGCTTTGCGAAGAATCTCGATAGCTTGGCCATAGACAAAGCTATCTCAGCCCACTCATGCTCAAACACCTCGTATGAGCAATTGTTATCCATGTCATCCACCAGCTGACCCAACTGCCTAAGCACTGCGTGCAGCTGGGCATTCTCTTTCTGTAGCAGGCCAATGAAAACATACGCCTGCTTTAGAAGATCTCTATCGTGGCGCGAATCCACCCTTTTTCGCTTTCATAACTCGATACACCCTTGGGGAGATCGTGCTTTTAGATTTAGGACGACTAGTGCCAGCCTTACGCCTAGCATTGATATTTGCATATAGACCTTTGTTCATTTGCTGATTGTACCACATCCCACCCCAGCACCAAGCCTTGGCAGGTGAGGCGGTGGAAGCGGTGAAGTGTCATTTATTTTCTGGTCCCGCTCGTTTGAAAATTCACTTCGGAACACCGCAGGTGAAAGGGGAAGGGGGACGGACTAAGGAGTCCCCCTTTCCCTTGGTTCCTCCGTGGGTTCTGGTTCTTTATATATATAGGAATGACACTAGTGTAGAAGAACCCATTTTGACACCGCGAATTGACACCTCAAAAAACCGACTGGTTAGCGGTATATAACCCATTCTCCTTCAGTATCTTGCCAGCCTGAGACATGCGTTTTACATGTCTTTTGGCGGTTGACTCCGAAACTTGAAACTTTTCCTGCACAAATCGGAACAGGTCGCAGGCCGTGAACTCGCGTGAACCCATCTCTTTTAGCAGCCTTGCATCGCCAACCAACTTCTTCTTTCCACCAGTCTGCTTCAGCTCATCAGGGTTCAGGTTATAGTTTACGCTGAACATGGGGTACTTCCATTGCACTACGAAAGGATCGACAGGTGGGAAGTTGCGCAGTGTCATCTCACATGTGAACGTCTTCTCGTCCTCCTCATGTGCCGTAAGTACTACGAGCGAGTCTGGATTTCGAGCAAAGACACCGCTGCCACTGAACCTATCAATCGCCTCTGCGCTGGACTTGTTACCCTTGGAGAAGTGATGTGACAGGATTACGGACAGATTGTAGCGCGTGGCAAGATACTCAAACTCATTCATAAGCGCGCCCATATCGCCAGCACTATTCTCATCGCGGTCACCCATCAGCATATAGTTTGGATCTAATATAATCGCCTGATATCCGCGCCCCTCGATATGCTTCTCGATGATTGGTCGAATCAATGTCAAGTCGGCTGCATAACCTCTGAGCGTCCACACATCGAAGTCATCCACCTTTCCCTGTAATTCCTTGGCGTGGATTACGTCAGCAAGTCGCGAGCGGAACGACCATTCCTGAATCTCGAAGTTAATAAACAGCACTTTTGCCTTGGTACACTTCTGACCCCACCATGGAGTGCCTGAGTGTAACGACAGCGCGAGGTCAATCAGACTCCAGCTCTTAAACGCCTTACTCCCTCCACCCAGAAGCAGCTTGCCCCCCTGGTGCAGGATGCCATCGATAAGCACATCAGGCTCCTTCAAGTTATCGGTCAGCAATTCACTATACGTTTTAATCGGTGGCCATTGGTCAACCGAAGGCTTCAGCCCTAATGCTACAGCAGGCTCGATCATATTATTTCCCCTCATTGCAAAACCAAAGTAGGCTTTGCGTTTTCTCTTCCCTCATTGCTCCAGCTACCCTCACAGGTTGGCTTGGTTTAAATGTCGCTGGATCGCATCCCATCGGAACTAGGAATGCTTTCAATTGCTTCTCCCATTCTGGATTGGGCGTCGGATCAAACCATCCATGCAGACTCTTGCCTGCCGTGTCGACAACCGCATAAAGTCTCATCTTGAATAAATCGCGCATAAGCTGGAACACCGCGCCGATCTCAGCCTTCGACAGCTCATCACTCTCGACGACAAGGAATCTTCTCATCTCCACGTTCTCGTTCGCCCTGCTGATAGTTCCAACCTTGAATGCTGATCCAGTAATGAATTGACCGACTGGCTCGCTCATCTCCAACCATTCGGATGCAGCGCGGAAGTTTTGCGGATGATTGCCACTATCCTTGACCGCACCGATCCAGACAATGTCGTCAGGCTTAAACAGCGACAACAAAGTTTTGTACTGATCGGATGGTGCGTCACCGATACGAACAGGAGATTGCTCGAACATATCGGCTGGGTCCCATTTATAATGTGCCAGATATCTTGCTCGGTTGGATTGTGCAATCACTCCAATTCGCTGGATTATATCACTCTCAACATCGCGTTCGATTACGAGTTTCATTGGGTTAGTTCCGCTCGTCGACATCGGTGCAAGCATCGGCCTGTAGAGCGGATCGTTTAGGATTAGCTTCCGCAACTTATAATTAGCCTCACCGCGAACCGCCTGACAGCTGGTGTGCCAACAGAAGATCGTTGGGACTGAGTCAACGAATACAGTCGTATCCCTGACTCGCGTGTTGCTGGTATGGAAGTGTTCCCCTGGGCATCGGCACAATCCGTGATTCTCAGACTGCCATTCTACCTTACCGACTACCGATTCTGCTTTTTGTTGTGGTGTGATCATTTCGGAATTGTCCTGATAAAAAATGAAAGTGCAACAATATTCTTTTAAATCATCCCCTTTGTTTCATGTGAGCCACAACAGACCTCAGTCGCAGGATCTCCCTGCGCACCATGCGGGGATTGATTAATCCTTCTCGTCCTCCATCGCCTTCTTCGCTTTCTCCACGATCATTTCAGCTGTGATGTTGCGAAGTGCGTTGCACCAGTACTGCGTGCCTTTGGTCTTATTGCTTGCGTCCTTGCACTTAGCCTGTGGTAGCGCGCCGTGGGGTCTGCAAGGAGCATGCGGACAAACTTCAGGTGCAAACACTGGATAGGACTTTTGATAATACTTGCAACGATCCATTGGGTCGTACGCTCCCCATAACGATATGCACGCCGTATCCAAACCAGCTGCCATGTGGTTCACCGAGCTGTCAGGCGCAACAACAAAGTCAGCACCATTCACGACTGGGAATAACGTGCGAACATTTGCAGTGGAGTTAAACAAATCATATATGCGCGGATGCTGGATGTTAAAGTCAATTGACCTGTCCAGTCCTATGATGACCGCATGATGTTTCGGAAACTCTTCCAGCAACGCCTGCACCGCAAGCTTACCCAACTGAGGCGGATAGGTGCGGGTAGGACCAGAGGATGAAACGTGGTAGACGAAGTAAGGATTAGGCAAAGGCCAGCGTCCACTCTTTACCAGCTCCTCATGGTCAGGCTGGACAACGTAGAGGTGCGGACGTTTGTACTTAGGATCAACAAGCTTAACATCTCCAGCCCTGCCAGTGATATCAGCCACAATCCCCTCTGCCCCCATCCAGTTATAGATCCTATCGTAGTGACAACCAGGTCCAGTGCCTAGCTCGGTTCCACCAACCTTGCCTGAAAACAAATCATCTAGCACAACGTGCGCATCGTAGGAATCCCATGCTTCCTCGGTAGGTGGTAGCGGATATACATTCGCACCCAAGCCAGCGAACAGCGACATGTTACGAGCAGGACAGTAAATGTCCACGCTCCCCCCAGAGGTGTCTACCAAGTATCGCACGATTCCAGTAGCCATGATCGCGTCACCGATTGCTCCTGCTCGATATAAGGCAGTCGATCCACCCTCAGCTCTGCCTGGATAGTATGGTTTGATTTTGTGCGGAACAGGGATCGCCTCGTTGAACGGAGGGTTTGTCAGCTCGTCTGGTAGGATGTAGCTACAGCGTGGCCACAGTTTATTGTCGTCCACAACGTGGACTGCTGGTGTGTTGTTTTTCCATAGTTTCATTGTGTTGCCTTTCTATTTAGATTTCTCAACCGCGTCAATCCTTTTTCCAATCCAAGCCATGCACGGCACAGCCATAGAGTTTCCAAGAGCCTTGTAGCGTGGCCCATCTGGGCATTGATCCGATGGCTTGTTACGCCAAGAGATCATCGTGTGATCGTCTGGAAAGCCTTGGAGTCGCTCACATTCTCTTGGAGAGAGCCTGCGTACTGCCATCCTATCTGCTGGATTTATGACTCCACCAGTATGATTGATGTCTGACGCTGAAGATGAAATAGATTGCGACTTGTCTCCAATTGTTTTGTTATAGCAATCAACTGCTACCGCAACCTGATTATCACCCATCTCCTTACGCAGTGTCGGAGATAGTTCTTTAACAAATCTGCTCTCGTTACCCTCTCTGGTTGCGATGCCAGGTTCAAAGGCAATCGCCTCCTGCACCAATGGCACATTCCCACCACCAGTTCCGTATCTCGATACGCAACTAGGAGCGACATCGTGCGGGCCAGTTACCCGGCTGTCGTTGGGATGGTTTTCGTATAAGACAACTTTAACTTCAGTATCACCAGCCTTCGTATTTGCCTTCAGCGTAGGGCAAACAGATTGTTCGGTCAGTTTGCCAGTTAATCGAAGCTCGGAAGTTTGAAACGCAATCGCATGCTTATCTCCCTTGGTCAAAGTAGGAGCTGGATCACCTGGCTTGCCAACGCCAAGTCCGTTGCCCTTGCCATCCTGCTTGTTGCCACGCTTACCAGCGTTTCGAGTGGCTTGATCGTGGATTGGAATGGCAACAGGTATGCATTTACCTTCATCAACATATTGGCTTCCAACTCCCTTGAAGTCTCTGGCACATAATGACCCTACAATTGATGACGCAACAAGATCAGTAGCATCCTTGTAATCCCTAGCCTTCATTGCTGATGCAGTTCCATCGTTGGCATACTCGCCAAAAGCCTGCATTCTGAATGCGTCTATTTTGTCACCGCCTCCAACGCCTGCTTCAACATTGGTGGCAACTCTTTGCCCCGCTTCTCGGCTCGGCGCAGAATTCCTGCACACGCTTTCGGACTCAAATAAAACCTTTGCGGCAAGGTTCCCTTCTCCAAGATGTGCGACAACGAACACACGTCTGCGTCTTTGGGCCACTCCGAACCACTGAGCGTCGAGGACTCTGTACGCCCAGTCGACATACCCCAAGTTCCCCAACGCCCCGAGGAAGGAACCAAAATCTTTTCCTCCGTTGGATGACAGGACACCGGGGACATTCTCCCAGACAAGCCATCGAGGTTTGAGACGTTCAGCGATTGCAAGATATGTAAGCATAAGGTTTCCCCTGGGGTCTTTGAGTCCTTGACGCAATCCTGCGACGCTGAAGGACTGGCATGGCGTTCCTCCGACCAGAATGTCAATTGATCCGCTTTGTATTTCCCATTGTTCATATTTACTCATGTCTCCTAAGTTTGGTACTTCCGGCCAATGATGCTTCAGCACCGCTGACGGAAATGGCTCTATTTCTGAAAACGCAACTGGCTCCCATCCGATAGGCTCCCAAGCCTTGGACGCTGCCTCAATGCCAGAACATACGGATAGGTACTTCATACGCTCTGCATCTGGTATGCATGGCTTACCAGCTCCCTAACGCAATTGAAGTACCCCTCCTCGGATGTCCCATAACAATATATCTCGCTGGTAAATCCGCCAGCCGATAGGGACAGCTTCCATCTCCATCCTTTCTCATCCCACTCCTTCTTCACCTGCATTGCAAGCTCATCATTTGTTTTCATCTTCAATAATCTCCTTCGCTATCAGGGCAGCAGCATCAACCATGGTTATGATCTGAATCATATCTATGGCATGGCCATGGCTCACGCGATCCCTCTCAACTGCCAGCTTTCCGCGAGCAATGAGAAGGATATCGCGCGACCACTGGAGGCGTGATTTTGCCTCTTCAGTCATTACATTCCAGACTTGGCTTTGAACTTGCGTGGCTTGCTTTTACCAGCAGCCGACAGGGCAATGGCAATCATCTGATTGCGGGACCGAGGTACTCCACCAGCACCACGAGCCTTACCCTTCTTCTTGTTGTCCATCGCCAATTCATGCATGTTCTTTGATACGTCTTTGCCTAGCATGGTTTTAGTTTCCTTTCTGTTTATGGTTTACCGACGAAGACTGCTTCTGATAAATAGGACGCATACTGCCTTCCATCTTGGCCGATATAATACAACGCGCTCGATTCAGGAGTATCGTCAATACAGGCGAACCAATCACCAGGAGCAACATTGTGTCCGTCAATTGTGATATGCTGATTTTCATTAAGGCTCATAGTGTGGGATTGGTGGCTTATTTGGCTTAATGCAGAATGATGGATTCTCGCATCGCCTACAATCCTTAATGTCAAAATCTAGGATGTCACCACAATTCAGCATGACAGTGAATATTTTGTTATGATCCATTCCGTAGTCGGTGACAATGAATGCCAACCCCTCTCCCTTGGGTGTCATCACCCATAACTCTGGATTTAGCTGGAGCATCAAAACCTTTTAAAGTCTGCAATTGGAATCTCAACACACGGCTCATTATCGCGGGGATCTCCACTATCCCTCGACATGTAGAACAATTGAAGCTTGCTGTTCTCCTTGATCTCGTAATACCCCATCGCATCCGCCCACTCGATCACATAAAACGTTGGTGCAAATGCAGCATATAACTTTAGGGATATATACTTTTGCAGCGACAGGCATCGCGTTGGGAACCTACCTATTTCGTATCCAGTCTTCCTTACATCAACAAATGCATACTTATCACCCTTCAGGATCATCGCGTCGAATGGGTAAGCTTTCGGCATGTGCTTTGCCTTGCCACCACAATGCTTGGCAAACTCCAACACAATTCGCTTTTCATTTGCCATATCCTCATATGTTTCGTGTAATCCGCTGGAACTTCTCACAGCACATTTTCCTTAATGAATTCAATCAACTTGAAAACAATAAAAACTCCAGCGAGTGCAATCGAGACAAGTACGGCCAGCATAAATAACAGCCAAGTCACAACCCAGATCATGTCGCCTATAGTTTCAAGCAATCCCATAATTCTCCTCGTTCATTCTTCGGAGTAAGGTTTTATTGTCAATCCTAATCCCAGCAGCCCTGCACCACCATCCAACAGTTCCATTCTTAAAGTCTCGCAACAATCGTTTTATCTCGGAAGTATTCCGATACTCCCATGCATCGTTAATCGTCTTGTGCTTGGCTCCAGGTGCAAGCTTCATGCCCATAACAATCCCCCTTCTCCTGAGCATGCGTAAATCGCGGATAGCTTGTATGGCAACTTCACCTGCCAGCTGCTGCAGCCTTTCGTCATAATCGCCCTTAGTGAATTGAGTTGAAATCATCGACGTTTCTTCTTCTTGCGCGTTGAAGCAACCCAATGCGCGTATGTGTTCCAAAGTAAGGCAGCAGCCTGTGCGTCATCCTTATTGTCAAACAAATCTTCTAGAGGAGGCAACCCACCTGGAGGAACAGCACCATGCAGGCGCGGACCAATCACGTTGCCTGCAAGAGTGTGAATCCTCCAGCGTCCACATTCTGGAACCACCTTAACGAAAGTCATCGCCCAGCCTCTTTCAGCTTGGCATCGTCTTCCTTGATCTGGCCAGCCAACTTAACCATATCATTGGACTGTCCAGCGTAGTGGATAATGTAAGCATCCTTGTACCGATCCAATCCAAAATGCCCCTCGACGCTGGTCATGCAGTTAAACGATGGATCAAGCTCGGTTAGTGGAATTTTCCACAGGTGCGCCATCACGTTGAGCCAGGTCTGCTCGGCAAAATGGTTTGGATGCAGGCCAATAGGTGGCATGGACAATATACCAACCGCCTTGGTATGAACTATAAAAACGCCAGTATTGACGTAAAATTGAGGCTCAATAATACCACCGAATGCACTAGCCAGCTTTACCATATCTGCCTTACGATCCAAGTAAGCCCCCTCGTCAAATGCACAGAACACGCCAGCGTCATCGGATAGCTTGGGGCAATCGGCTGCAATCAAAACATCAGCGTCAACGAATGTCACTTGGTCATAGCCCTTGGTTGCCATGATGTTGCCAATGGCAGACTTGGAATACTGCATCGGATGGGTCAGAGGTTTATCGATTAAAATGAAGTCGCAGCTGTGACGCTTGCAGTACTCCTCCATCCTCGGCTTAGTCAGATCCAGAATCTTCTGCCAGTCATCACCAAACGATTGCGTTACTAATGCCTGCTTCATTTCTTAATAGCGTATGCCAACGATTTTTTTATTACATATTCAATTACAGCTTCCCTATCTTTCTTGAGAAGCTTCATTCCAATCCTAAACAATTCCGCTCCTGTCTTTTTATCGTAGGTCACATCCACAAGAACCTGTTTGGGTGCTGGCCTTGATTTTCCAAATGTTATTTTTCCTAGCTTCATTTCTTTTTAGCCTTTCTTTTCTTCCTTGGTTTGGCTTCCTTCCACACATCAAAGTTTTTGTCCAAGTCCACCGATATAAGCATTAGCTTCTGGTACAGTCTCCAGCCCATTCCGAGTGGCAACAACGTGATGCTTACAAGATCGCCCAAGTGATAGAATATTTTCGATAGGATTGTCATTTGCTGATTTCTACTGTCGCGTATTTAGGTAGTCTAGCTTTTTCGTAATCTTTTTGTGATTTAAAAAATAAATCTAAAACAGGTAATTTGCTTGACCCACTTGCTTTTCTTTGAATGACCGCTGTGCCTGTATCCACAACAACCCACTCCTGCTGCGATCCGACTATCTTAACCTTGCTCCATGCTGGTATGATCTTGTGGTCTGTTGCACAATGCCTGCCAGCCCTGAGGCGCACTCCCTCGCTGCTTTGGAACTTGCTGGTGTAACTATCCTCTCCTGGCCAGTAACCAGTGACGCGAACCTTGATCTTCTTCTTGGGTGGCTGTGCATCTACAGTGACATTTGATGCCACTGATGTTGACAATATAAGCATGGCCGATACGGCCAAAGTTTTCATTGCCCAGCGTCGAAATCTTCTGTTGCCTGAATAGACAAAAGATTATCAGCCTTTTCAAGCAATTCCTTGCTTGGGTTCTTGATGTCTTCAGTGGCAGTTGAGATCTCAATTTTTGACATAGTCACATTATTGACCACCTTGGCATAGTAATGTTCCCTATATCCAACTGGACCAATATCCTCGGTAATCGTATCAATCTCTGCGTTGCCATACGCAGTGTAATTTTCTCCGTTAAACTCAAAATCAACACTCACATCTTCCATCATCATAATCTTGGAACCTCCTTTTTAATTTGTGCTAATACGAATAGGGATCTTACCAGAGCGCGCTCAAGATGGTCAATACTTGTTTCGCCGTTTACATCTGGACATGGAGTTGACTTGTGCAACTGCATCTGCGCTGTGGCTAGGTGGCGAATGGCTCTGGCGATATGGTAATCGTGCGTAGGCCGATCCTTCTCCAACCAGTCTCCGTAGCCAGACTTATCTGATCCTTTGCCCATTACACGCCACACAATTTCCTGCGCAGCATTACCCATCTCTTGGATTGTTGGTGCTGTCATAACTTCATCCCAGGAGGCGTGTAGCCCTTAACCCAAGCCCACACTTTCAAGAGCGCGTTAAACGCAATCCCAGCCTGATACAGCTCATCATCTTCCCACACCCTGGTCATCAGCTTGCTCGAATCATTCGAGGCGAGCACGATGGATACGCACGCTGCCTTGGGATTCTCGCTCGCTGTCCTATAGGCCCAGAGCTGTGGACAGTCTGAAGTTTCATAGAACGGATCATATTTGGGATTAACCTTGCGGTTTTTAAGATCGATGATCGCGTCACCAATTCCTTTCAACTTCACATATGCGTCACAGCGACCAGCGTACCCTGCGCCAACAAGAGCCTTCTCACACCAGTACGTCTTCTCTACGTTTTCTTCTGCCCACTTCTTGAATGTTTCGATAAACGGAGCAAGTTCTTCATCTCTGGATACGGCTCTTCCCAATAGGATGTTCTCCATACATTCGTGCATTTTCGTGCCATGTTCAGCTGCCTTCGTTGTTGACTCTTTAGAGTCTTTAACCACTCTTCTAGAGTAATCTTCGAGTGTTTCACCTTCCTCCTTTGGCAACGTAAGCGATGCCATGATTGCCTGCTCAATTTTCCAACTGGTCAATTGGGGCTTATCCAAAATAGACAAAATCGAAGTGACGCTAGGATAAAGAAGCATCTTCCTAGCATCGGCAACAGTCGTATTCCTGAAGTTGCCATTCTTGCCCATAATAGTATGGGCGGACTCGCCATCAGCGGTATACCAATGACCGCTAGACTCGGTTTGAACAAGTCTAGCTGTCGATGGCTCTTTTGATTTAATTGTAAGAGCCATACAATTTAGAACGGCATTGGGTTGCCATCTGCGTCAAGTTCAGTCTTTGTAGACGCAGGCTTGCCTGTTGCCATCAAGAATTCCTTGCTGGCTCGCACCTTGTCCTGCAACCATTCTGGCATAGATGCAAAGACATCGTTCTGACCATTCTCAATCTCGTAGAACATCTGCGAGTTGACTGATTCTTTCGGAGCAGTCATGCCCTTGGGCAACTTGCTGATCGCATTGATCGCACAATATTGCCTGCCAGCCTGCGATGTTTTGTGCATCAAGGTCAGGAGAGCTGCCTTGCCAAGCAGATTCTTGAGGCTGAACGAGGCCAATTCTTTCGCTGTGAAAGCTGCACCGCGCCAAGACTCAAGGTGCTTACGGAGCGTCGCACGCTCACCCAGCGAGCGAGTCAACTCAAGGCTGACCATCATAGGTTTGGTAACCTTTGTGGTTTTGCCATTCTCCACCACCTCACCATCAATTACCTGGTCAGGCAATTCGAATGTCAATCGCACTTTGGGCGACCACTTCTCCTCGCCATCCCAGTTGGTTTTCTGGCAGCCAAGATCAACTAGGCTGACCAATACTCCCATCGTCGTCCCTGCTTCAGGCAGTTGACGTTCTGTTGCTTTTGCTGATTCACTTAGTGTTAGGCTCATTTATTTCGTACCTTTCTTTTGGTTTTGGTTTTTGTTTCAGGGGTAAGTTTGACTAGGACTGAAAACAGATTCTTATTTGTTGGGATTAACAATTGTGAGATCGGATGGTTGTTTGACATAGAATCCTTGTACCGCTGTTTGGGTTGGTTGGTTTTTAACATATTCAATAGTGACATTGGCAGGTGCGAGTTGTCGAGCTAATTCGCAGACCGAATCTGCTGTAAGAATAACGAGCCATTCCTTTCGGCCATTACGGCGAAAGAACACGGCTGGGATCTTGCCCCCTGGGCAGTCACGTTTCGACTGCTCCATCCAATCTTCTGGCTTTAAAGCCTGACAGCGTTTCCCCTCGATATGGAATGGAAAGTTTTCGCATACAACATCGCCTGATCCACCTTCAGGATTACCAGCATATTGCTGGGATCTGCGAGCCTTTTGCCATCCCTGCTCGCGTAAGTAATTTGCTAGTTCACGCTCTCCTGCTGCACCTTTAGCCCTACTGTTAATTTTGCCCATTTGTTGGTTTTAGCAGACCAACCCAAGGTGCGTCGAGATCTATTTTTAATTAAGCCAAGTTTTATTAGCTTTACTAATATCTTGATCAAACTTGCGAATCATTGCTTGCATCGTGAGCTTCCTAACCATCTTCTGATTCTTCTTAACCCACTCCACGGCCTCATCGAAAGACTGCACGTCTTTCAGTCCTTTCTCAAAATAATCCCACGCCTCTTTCTCGGTCATAGGTTTTGGAATACACGCCAGCTCTGACCTGTCGATGGGCAAAGCAAAGTTGTGACGCTCTTACAGCGTGCAATTGGTAACAACCAGAAAAGGTCGTCGTGCATCCCCCAGCAGGCTACATAATCTACTCCAGTAATGACCTTCTTGGGTGCATTGTATCCAGACCCACAGGAAGTGGTGAAGCGATACCTACTTCGACCAGGCTCGACATTCTGTGCTGCCTTTACCTGAATGCGATGAAACTTGCCATGCTTTTCAGCTACCAAATCATATCCAGAAAAATCCTCCAGCGGGGCAAGCACATTGTATCCACATCTCAAAAGTGAACTTACAACCCTTGAGACTCCAATGGCCCCAATTTGGCGTGGGGATAACTTAATTTTCATAGTTGACACGAACCCTTCCTTGGTAGATATTTATTCACATGAAAACAACAACTATATTCGCATTGCTTCTTTGCTCCGCGACATGTTTTGCGAATGACTACATCAGCCAAGAATTTGTTGCTGCTGTATACAGGGGAAACAGCACGCATGTGCTTGCTGGGAATTCCGCTGTGGGTGCTGGTGGCGCGCTCGTTCGAGCAGGCGACACATTCCTTACGCCTGAAGGAGCCTACGTCAAAGTTGGCGATAGCTTTCTGAAGCCTGGAGGCGGTGCAGTCGTCCGTGCTGGCAGTAGTTACGTTGGAACGGACAGTGCGGTTGCCAGAGTTAACAATAGCCCAAATCTTATTCTTGTTGGCTCTTCTGGCGCGAGCATTGGAGCTGGCAATACTGTCTTGCGCCCACTTCTTATTCCGCACTAACCTACCCCCCACATCGCCTGCCGATTCCTGATTCTATTCTCAAGTCCGCTGATAAACTTCTTTCGGCTTGAGTTGTTGTAGGCAAGGTCGTACTCATAATCTAACTGAGCCTGACTGATCGCCTGCATGAGCGAGCGTGGGTGAACTTTGTTTATAGCCTCTAATGTTTGTGGTCCAATTTTCCCATCCACATCAACTTTCTCCCCAAGTGCGTTTAGCCCTTTTTGGATAAACTTTGTTGCACCGCCCATCCCTCTATTGAACGCGAGATCTTGTGTGAATGCTTGCATGACTTCAGGCAGTTTGGATACGAGCGGACTTGTGTATTCTTTGATATATTGCGCAGCTTCTTTCGCTCTTTCTTCCGCTGGCAACGACGAGATTCTTTTAAATTCTTCTGGGTGATATTTGTCATTGATTCCAGCTATCTCATAGCTTCCACCACCATCCCAATCAGGCAACTTATAGATCGTCAAATTACCATTGTGATCAAACCTACCCTCGAACTTTACTGTCTCCATTGCTGCCAATAGGAGCGGATCTACTTCTATTCCGCTCATAATGCAGCCTATTTCTTATTGATTTCTTGCTCAATCGCCTTATCGCGAAGAGCATCGTGAACTTCCTTGATGTCTGGATCTTGATTTGATTTATATATTTGATAAAGATTCGCAAGTGCAGCTGATGTGTTTGACACAGGCTTGTTCGAGTTCTTGGCCAGCCAATTAACAAACTCAGGATTGGTGAACAGTCGAGCAGCCTGGTTGGCTCCAACCATTGTTCCTATTACACCCTGAGCAAAACCAAATTTACCAGACGCGAGAGAGCCAGTTACGCTCGCCATCGTGGCAGGACCAACTACTGCGCCTGCTGTGCCTGATGGATTGGCTAGGATGCTTGCACTTTCCCTGATCTTATTGGAAACCTGTGCAATCGCATCTATGTCTTTTCTGAATTGGCTACCAAACCTACCAAATAAAATATCTTTTGACGCATTGTCAAGTTTGGCGTAGTTCTGCAGGAATTTTGAAGTACTGAAGACATCGCCTGTCTCGTCTTGTAGGCCAGCAACAGCCTTGCCCATCCTTGAGATGTATGCAGCCGATACGGCTTTCTGAGCGTCCTTTGGTACAGCATTAAATACTTCGCGCAACTTGGTTGGTCCATTACGCGCACCGCTGATTACGGCTTGATACGCATCTTCTGGATTCTTATCCAGAATAACAGACTGAATCGAATCCATCGTATCGTGGAATTTCTTGGTATATGTATTAGCCTTCTTAAATGCAGCCTGAGCCTCTGGACCTTGTTGAGCTGCTGCGTTCTCCAGATCTCTAGACAATGCTCCGTATAGGCTTTTCCACTGTGCTTTCGGTACGTCTGGAGCAAGGTCAACTGTTGCTATCTTTTCGCCAACCCAAGAACGCAAATCGCGTAAGACGTTAAATGGAATTTGTCCAGATGGACTTAATCTTTTAGTTTCTTCCAGTCCACCAAGAAGCGATGTTAATTGCGTATTGGAAATTGAAGCCTGCAATTCTGGGGCAGCATTACTAAGCCTATTTGCAAATTGATATAGCTGTCCCATTGTCTCATCAGAATTGACAGGTGTCCGTTCTGGCATGTATTGATCAAAACGATTGTAAAGAGCCTTCTGTGTCTGCCTCGCCCTTGGTACAAACACCTCAGAGAATCCCTTTTGAATTGCCTTACCTGCCTCTACTGGTTCAGTGATTGGAGACAGCTGAGTTCTTAATTCTTCAACTTTCTTACCCACCTCTGCCTGTTGTGCGATACCCTTCTCGCGCATTGCTTCCATTCCGCTTGGGAATCTTCCAACGCTAGTTTCAAGAGCCTGAATCGATGGCTTTTCAACTGCCTGACCAAGGGTAGGTGTCGTTCCAGCCCTTTCGTACAACTCAACATTTTTGGCTATCTGTTCCTGCGTTTTACCTCCGCGCAGAAAACGAAGTATCAAATTCTTAGATGTTTCTGTAGCCCCAGCCGTTCCAGCAATCGCTGCTGGTACTGTGGATACACCTAACTTCTTAGCGGTAGATGCCACTTGTGCAATTCTAGAAACTGGAGAAGGCGCAACAGATCCAGCCAACCCAACAAGCCCCTGCTCCAGCGGACTTGCGCCAGCTTCTCCAGCAGCAGCAGAAGCAGTAGATCCAAGTACAGAACCAGCAATTTGAGTTTTTGGAGAAGCACCAAGTATCTCTCCTATTTTCTGAATTGCCTTTGGAGCACCCTTTAACCCAGCCATAGCTTGGCCACCCATAACGAGCGGAAGCGTTTCTGCAGCCCCACCAACAATTCTGGACTCGATCCGTTCAAGCGGAGTCTCTGGTTTTGGTAGTCCAATCTGATTCTTGATGTCTTCGAGAACTGTGCTGAGTTCTGGTACTTTTTTCTTCTCGTCACCTTGTGCAACGAGTGAATTATAAACCTTTGCTCCGATATCCGCCAAGAATGCTCCTGAAGCACCAACGCGAGCAGCAGGTGCAGAAACCCTAAATGGTGCGCCTGCTATTGCTCCACCAACCAATCCAACAGTACCAGGAGTAATCGCCTCACGCGCGATTAGGCCAGCCTGCCTGCCAACAATTTCTGGAATGCTTCTTGGAGGCTGTTCTGGTTTCCCAATGTCTCCAACAGCGATTTCCTCGCCCTTGCTATTTACTGGTACTAATGCCATTTTAGTCAGGTTTTAATTTAGAGAGCTGGCCTTTAACCCTCACAATATCACCATTCCCATATCCAGCAGCGCGAGCCTCTGCCTCGCTATCAAAATCAGTTTTTTTCTTTACACCAAATGACCCAACATCTTCTGGATCGGAATTGGCATCAATTATGGATTGAATTGATTTTACTCCATACCCAGCAACGCGAGCATCTGAAGCAATTCTCCTGCCAATCATTTTCTTCAGTTCCACAAGCCTATCTTGCGCTGCGTAATTAATAATCGCTGTGGCATCTGGAATTGCTTGTTCCAATCTCTTAACATCCTGCTCAGTCTGAACTCCACCACCACCAAATGCAATTCTCATTTGGCCAAAAAGTGATTTTCTTATTGCATCAGCGCGAGCCATTAGTCTTGGTCTGTCAAAATTTACTTTTGACTCCTCGCCAATCCTCATAAGCTCATCGATTCCTCCTACAGCGGATATAAAGTCTGGCAATTTATCTCGCAATCCCTTTGCAGCTTGTTCGCTACTTGCCATTCCTTCTAGCCCAGGAATCTTTAATGCGTTTTGAGCAGCTTTCTTTGCTTCTGCTTTTTCATATCCAACCATCTTTCCATACAGCTCTTCGGCCACAACTCTTTTGGGAGATCCAGGCTCAAGCGAGTTAATGTATGAAACTCCTTCCTCCATCATTGGAGCAAGCTTTTTGAATCTTTCTTTATAGATGCTCGCAACATCGGATGTCGCTGGAACTGTACCACCGCCAAATTCTGCTGCTATTGGAAGCGTTCCAGTAAGTTCGCCAAGTTGCTTGCTTGTTGCTGCTTGGGCAGCCTCTGTTCCAATTATTCTGTTGCGCATGTCGGCCTCAAGCTCTAGCGCAGGGCGCATCATTTGAGTTGCCATATCCTTTTGCATAACAGGACCAGCAACTCCTTCTGGAAGCGTAGCTGATGCGGATTGAAGATTTTTTATTCGTTCACCTGCTGAAGTTGCAAGCTCACTTTGAGTTGCAAGATTTTGTCCAAGCGTGCTTTCCAATGTTTTAAGTCTAGCAGCCTCAACAGGTGCGTATTCAGGAGATGCCTTTAATTGCTCCAGCTCCTTCTTGACTTTATCAAGTCTAGCATTCTCAACAGCAAGATTTGCTTTATCAATCTCAGTCCTTAGTGCAGCTTGACCTTCTGGACTCTTTTCGTATTCTTGCTTGCGGATGGCTTCCTCAAGCGCATTGCGAGTTAAATCAAGTCTTACTTTATTATATTCTCGCTCTGTAGCTGCATCCAACTGCTTCTGCCTTACAGCCTCTTCGTAGGCTGGGCTTTTATAAACAGTAAATGGTCCGAACTGAACTAGATCGGCCATGTTATACAGCTCCACCTAGAGAGTAGGATTTAAATGCGCTCATAAATGGAGATAGAATATTTCCAGCACCACCAGCGATCTGGGCGAATGTAGATGCACCAGATTGCCCTTGCGATCCAAGCGCATATTGAGTGCCTGTCTTGTAAATATCAGCCATTGTTCCATATATATTGGAAGCATTCTGTGCTCCCTGGAAACCTGCGTTTGGATTTACATATTGATATCCAGCATTTGCTGTTGGAGTTGTCGTGAATCCACCAGTTGTGTTCGGAGTTGATGCAGCCAAATAATTATTCAACATGTTCTGCTGATCTTTCAATCTTTGCGATGAAAGATTGTAGAAGGTAGGACCAGACGCAATGAATTGCTGTGCTGCACCAAGCCTGCTCTGCTCAAGAGCATTGCGAAGGCCAACATCTCTCGCCTGAGCAGCACCAGTTGTTTCACCTGAAGAAAGGAATTGCGATGCTGCTCCGAACCTTGCAAGCTTGCGAGCTTCACCAGCAGCACCAGTTTCCACAGCTTCCTGAACGGCAGGTGCAACACCAAATATGTTACCGCGAGCAGTTTGAGCAGCGCGAGCTGCCTGTTGGTATTGACGGAGTTCGTCGGCACCAAGGGTAGATCCAAGCTTTAATTGATTTAAGGCTTCTTGCTCAATCGTATTCCTAAGTTCTTCAGTTTGAGCGGTTGTGGTTTCTCCAATTGGAGCTTCCGCCATTGCCTTGTATTTATCGGAAAGAGTTCTTACAGTTGAACCAATTGTAGGATCAATTGCATCAATCTGCTTCATTGTCCTTTCCTCAGGAAGGACTAATGTCTTTCTAAAATTTGCTAAAGCTTTTGTTGCTGTTTCACCAGAAATTGGTTTATAGTTATCGTAAAGATCTTTTGCTTCAAGCGCATCTTTCTGGGCCTGCGCCAATTTAGATGATAAATCATCAGCTGTTTTCTGCGCATCAATTTTTCGCCTATCTCCAGCTGGTAATCCAGCTATGAATTGATTTGCCTGGGTGAGCTGGCTTTGCAGATCGGTTGCAGCTGAAGTGGCAGTATCGTAAAAGCTTTTATACTGAGCCTTTGTGCCAGTATTTATATCGTCAAGAATTTGCTGATCTGTTACATTTACATTAAGTTCACCAGCAAGTCCGCCAGTTGGTACAACTCCACCAGCTTTTAGCTTTGCAAGAGCAGTATTAACATCTGTAGCAGCAGTTGATGCCTTGCCTAAATTTGGAGTAATGTCACTAAGATTGAATCTGGACAAAGACTCTATGTACGTTGGAGCGCGCTGATTGGCTTCTTGCGTTATTCTTAAAAGCTTTTCCTTTTCAGTATTTAGAACACCGATATCTGCTTTACCCTTGGCAGTCTTTGATTTTGTATCTATTAATTTTTTTTGATTTGATACTTTTAAAATTTCATCAATTGCAAGTTGAGAATTATCAATAATATCAAGAGCTGCTTGCCCCAAGTCCTTTGACTTGAAATCCCTTAGTTCTTTTGCCTTGGATTGCAGGTACTCAAGATCTGCTGCGCCAATATTCTGTGCGCCAAGTTTTTGTGCATTGGCTAATGCAGTAGAATAATTGTTTACAGCCTCAAAGAATGTTTCTGGAGCCTTTGTTGATTTCTCAATTTTAGGCAGGTCAAATTGATATTGGGCTTGCGCTGCTGCAACATCATAACCCTTTTTACCTGAATAATCAGATGGATTTAATTTATATACTTGCGTTATGAGTGCTTTATCAAGATCAGCCTTATTTTTATAGGTTGCAGCATCCTTAACGCCTGCTGCTGAATATTCATTCTGAAGTGCCAATAATTGTTTTGCGTTCATTTTATGATTTAAAATTAAGAAATATAATCGATTGGAGGAACGCCAGCATTCTTCTGTACATTAAGTGGAACAGCTTCCATCGGAGAAGTGCCATATAACCTTTGAAATTGAAGCGCAGCTTGTTGACCAAGGGCTTGTTGTGTTGCAAATGCATTTGGAGAAAGTTCAAATTGTCTCCTCATTTGCTCAAGCGACCTTTGCGGACCCTGTTCACGTTCAACCTGGAGTTGTGCAAGTGCAGACTTTTGCAAGTCAAGAGCAGCCATTTCCCTATCTAATGCGCGCTGGCGAGGGCCATATTTTTCCCTAATGCGCTGTTCAAGATCCGCAACTTCAGGCTGAGTCTGAAGATATGTTTCCAGAGATGACCTATAATAAAGATTATTAGCCTTTGCTGCATCCACTGGATTTGGAACAGGAGGAGCAGATGGAGTTCCGCCAGATCCCATATTAAACCATCGCCTTTCTTACAAACTTCATATAATCATACTCCTTTGGTTTTCCTAGCCGTTTAAAAGTTATTCGCTTGCGGGGTCCAAATCGATCAAAAAAGATCAATATCAAGCATTTGAGTGGATCAACCAACTCAGCATTTCTAATACCACTAGTAGCACACAAGTCAACAAATATGTCCTCTCCTGACTCATCGTGTACATAGTGATCTGGATTTGTTCCTTTTGGGATACATCTTGCCAACATTACTCCTTGAATATTCCCATCTTTTGATCTTGCAGTTGCCATAAGTCCTTTATTCTCAAACCAATGTACCCAATCTTTAAAAGTCGGCCACATTGTTTCAACAAGTCCACTTTGCTCAAGAAACTCTATCTGGGTCATATATTCTGCTGAATCTGAATTGTGTCTGGATTGGCTGCCATTATGATTCCGCGAATGGAAAGTTTCCTACTGGTAGCCTCAATTTTAAGCTTAATATTGCGCCATTTATCGTAAGATCTAAGGCTGTCTGCCCTGCGCTTAACAACCTTAGCACTTAATGTTGCTGGAAGTGTGAACGGAAGCGTCAATCCGTCAGGAGAAGTTGTGTCAACATTTGTTCCAAGAATAATATCATTTCCATCCGTATCCCTGCGCATGCTTATCGTTGCGTTTGTAGATCCAGAATTAAAGAATTCAACCTCGTAGTGCGATCCGTATTTCAAGGCAAAACGATCATCAAATTCATATGCCTTTGTTGTTATCCTACTTGTATAGCCAGTTCCAAAATCTTGAAACCCTGTATTGATGTCAACTGAGTCTGAATCTTTGTAATCCGTAAGATGCCCAACTCTTGAGTTGGTTGTGCCTATGCAAAGTTTAATTGTGTTTGTAGTGAATCCAGAGCTAAAGCTTGTCTCGACCATTCTTGCTGCTGCGATTTCCCACAATCCTTCGAAGCAGTTGAAAATTGAGTTATACACCAATATGTGGCTCGGTTTGGTTGCTGAATCTAGTGGTATGGAGAGGAGATATCGATTGTTGTGGAATGTTGCGTTGCAAGTATCAACATAACTCCTATTGATCCTTGCGATGATGTCCTTAACTGGCTCGCTTATTGTGAGGCCAACTGTTGAGAAATCGTCCGCCATCGACCTTGAAATTGATCGTATTCCGTCATTGGCTAGAAAGAATACGTCCTTGTTTACAAGGGCAACTGACCTGCCAGCGATACATCCGATCCTATTTGAAATTGTCTGAACTGTCCATTCCGCTGCGCTATTGGTTAGCGACAACACGCTCGTTCCTGATGTAGTCGTTGTGCTTGGCGTGACATCAACCAGGTAGATCTTGTTCCTCTTGAACACGATTATTTGGAATCCGTAGAATGGTTGAATTGCTATAATATCTTCTCCATCATCACCACCAACAATGATTGAATTGGTTGTCTTCCATATCTCTGGATCAAGAATGTCGGAGGCATAGAGAGTGTTGCGATCCTCGCCTGTTCCTACTGCGAATAATCTATTTGTAAATGATTTGATTAGACGAAGGCCAGCAGGAGAGAGCGAAGATATACTTGCTGTTGCGGTTGCCGTAAAGTGACCAGCTCCAGCTGGTGGAGCAGCTATTGTAACAGATGGATCTGATGTATATCCAGATCCAGCATTTGTAACAATAACTCCAGATACTGTTCCGCCTGTTACTGTTGCAATTGCGCTGGCAGTTGTTCCGTAAGCTAGGTCTGGTGCGCCAATTGTAACGGCAGCT